TGGCGCTGGAGACCGTGAGATCAACATGGTCAGGGAACTGCTCGAAGGCGGTCAGATTTACTCTACCCCGTTCCAGACCGTCGGCACTGGTATGCTGCTCGCACAGCCTGGATCTGGTTTCTTCGAGGCAGTAATGCCTGTTGACATGACTGTTCGGACGGAGACTCTCCAGAAGTCTCGTGACGAGTGGGGTCAGGTCTACGAGTGCATTGTACCCGTTATCTACAACGCTGATGCAATCTGCAAGCTGACGCAAATTTAAGGGGGCTATCTCATGGCTTGGGTAACGAGTAAGGAGGTAAAGGCGCTGGTCAAGTCGTCTATGACGAATAGCGAATACGATCAGATAGTCAACCTCGCCCAAGAGGAGATAGAGGCGAAAGCAGGGACTAGCACATATTCTGCTAACCTCCGCTTCGCCGTCCTTTATTTGTCGGCTGCTAACACATTAAGAGCTCTGAAAACCAACGGAGAGCTGGCTTACACCAACAAAATTGGTGCTACCCATCAGATTAATGAAATTGATGACATGATCGCCAAGTATGACGGCATGTCTGAACTTTACATCAAGAAGAATAAGGTAGCATCATTGTCCTCAACGCCGCAGTCTGCTATTGATATAATCCCAGCGAATTATTACGAAGCAGAGGAGTGAGGATGGTTGATGAACCAAGAAATGTTAGTAGAGGTCAGTTTGATCGTGCCGTTGGAGTTATCAACCACGAAATAAAGTTACTCAAGCAAGAAGTCGAGGAGCTTAAAAAGGAACAGAAGAAAACTCTGGAAGAGCAGCAAAAGTTCTATAGGAACGTAATTCGTGCTCTTCTGGGAATCATTGGAGCGATTGTCACTGGGATCGCTGCTTTGTTAACAAATGGAGTAGGATTATAATGGTGCTGGATAATAAAATCGGTAAAATGTTGCGTAAGCTCGGAAAAGCCTATACTTTTAAGGTAGCAGGCACGCCGACTACCACCGATAGTTTCTACCAGAACAATTCTGCTACTTATACTACTGTTTCTTTGTATGCTGTTGTCTTACCTGCAAGGACATATGATGTTCATTCGAATATCGTTCACATGGAGCGGGCTTTTGGCGTCGATGAGCTTGGAAATATAGAAGTATACGTCGTTCAAGAAGACTGTCCTGTTGATGTTGAGGATTATATTCAGGTAGAGGCAGAATGGTATAAGCTGAAGTCAAAAGAAGTCTTCGGAGATGCATTTTACGTCTTTGAAGCACGTCTGGAGGCTGCGCCATAATGCCGTCTGTCTACACGTTTGGGCCTGTTTCAAGCGTTAATAAGAGAGTGCATGTAAGGTGTACTCCTGTTATTTCGGAGCAGGTTCGTCTTATTCTCAATCCAGATACGTTTATTGAATCGACGATGATGCTTGAGACAATTGAAACTGAAGTTGAAAAATGTTTCAGGGAGATTGTTGATTCGTCACCAGTTGACGAGGGTGATTATCAGTTATCCTGGTCACGGACAAAGAGGAAAGTCGGAAAGCGTGGGTATGAATATACCATTGCCAACTCTGGCATACCGTATGCCAAATTCCTAATTTATGGTATGGATATCAATTTCCGCCGTTTTATTCGAACTGCTCGGGGGCTTACTGGAAAGTCATACAAATATCCAGATCCTGCGCGTGGGATAATTCATGATGTGCGGAAAATTGTATGGAATACCAAGAATCAGATTGTTCGTGATTTACAGGTAAGGAAATATGCCTTCAACTGGCGGCGTGGAACTCTTAAGATTTCGACGAACATTGCTTCAAGGACACTCTTTACAAAGGGGGAGAGATACCAATGAAGAACAGTCTCGAAGACATAAAACGGGCATTCAAGACATTTATCGAAGCGAAGGTCACATCGCTGTCAGGCAAAGTGTTCGCTACCTACCCAGAAAATGATGCAGTAATCCCGTGTTGTGTCGTCGACATTGTGTCTGCATCATCCGATCCTCTTATCGAGGGTGGTCTTATGAAGGGTCTGGCTCGTGTTACTGTTGTAGACGACGACACAATGACTCTCGATCAATTGTTTGATGATGTCTACATCGCCTTCGTTCAGTATGGCTATGCGATTGAAGATTTTTCCTTCGGGAGAATCTTTTCGATTAGTCCACTCATTCCTGCCGTAGCAAGTAAGGATGAGATCTACAAGCGTGAGATGGACATCGAAATTTCGTGGATAGTAGTGAGGTAAAAACATGGCATCAGGAGCACATGGACAATATCTGGGGGCTGTCGAGGCGGTTGTAGAAACAACTTATGGAACAACCCCGACCAACCCTGCGATGCAGTGGATTGGTTATGTGCAGTCGGCAAAGAACGGGCACAAGCTTCTCACGGAGGATATTAAGTATCTGAAGTCGAATGCAGCAACAACTGGTCGCCCCGACTCGCACAAAAATGTACAGACAGGAGAAGAAGTTCAGCTCGACATCGAATATATCCCGCAGGTTGGGAATATGTTCAATTGGTCAACGACTCCCAGTTTCTTTACTGGTGCGTTTTCCAAGGATGTAGCGGCTCCGTTTGCACCAGGCGACACAATCCCGTCGTACACCATCGGTGTTATCGATAAGTGGACTGATGCAGGGACTGGTGGAAAGGAGTTCATGGTCTATAATGGTATGATGGTTCAGGACTTCACGTTTTCCGTCGAAGTTGGAACTGCTTGCCGTTGTAAAGCCACGCTCGTCGGTAAGTCTCTTACCCCGAGTACCAAATACGCATATATTGGCACTGGTTCACATGCCTCCGAGCTCGACGCTGTTCCGCTGGGTGCTTCGCACATCAGCGCGGTACAGATGAGAAAGACTGGTGGGACTTGGGCTGCCCTGCAGGATATTCTTAATGGTATTGAGATTAAGATATCGAACAACATCGAGTTCGCAAAGGATCTTAACTCAACCGCCACGTCGAAGATCAATGCGGCTGTCCTTACCTCGCGTGACATTACTGTGTCACTCGACGTGGACTACTACGATTTCACCAAAGCTCCGACGCCGAACAAGACATACTTCGCACTGGATGACATTATTGCCTTCCAGTCGTATGATCTGTCGTTCCTCGTCGAGTGTGGAACCACTGATCTCTATATCAGTCTCGTCGGACTGAAATTCCCTGAACTTCCCTTTGATTACTCTCTTGAGGGTATCATGGGCGAGAAACTCACCTCCCTGCCTATCGAGGGTTCGGCAACACTTGCACCTATCGGTGTTGCGGCCACGAGGGCAGCATAAACCTATTAATTTATTTTTTTGAAATATAAAGGATGATCTTGATATGCAAACCGTTACTATTAAAGGCAAAGAATACGAACTGACCGAAGAACCTCTCCATGGTGTAGTTCGTGATATTCGCAAGAAACAGAAGAAAATATCCGTCAACTTCCTGATGAAATATAAAAAGACTCTCGAAGAACTTGGAGAGAATGTTTCTATTCAGGATGCGATGGTTGCAATCGCGGAAATAGATCCAGACGGCATGTCTGACTACAATGAAAAAATGGAAGATTTCCTCGAAGTATCTGTTGTCTCGCTTGCAACAGGTAAAGTATGGGTTCCAGAGGACTTCTATGAACTGAAAGAATCTGAATATGTGTCGCTCCTCAAAACATGTCGTGAGCATATTGGAAGTGATGCTACAGGTTTTTTCGGGATCTCGACTATGAGTTCACCACCGATAGAGAAAGAGCAGACCGAGAACAAAACCCCAGACCAACCCTCTTAAAAAACTTTCTTACTGAAAAAGCAGAAAGAAAGATCGTCACATGGAAACGAATGATTCGTGATGGAAGGGGTGACGATACGATGTTTCTCGACATCACCATCATGAAAAGCATGGGATGGTCGTGGGAGGAACTAAACAATGTTCCAGAAAGAACTTTTCTATCGCTTGGTAGAATTTTGAGTCTTAAATCGAAACACGAGGAAGCGGAACGAGAAAAGGCAAAGAATACTAAAAAGCATGGAAAAGGTATAGGAGGAAAATAAAATGGTTTCAACAACGGGAGGAGACGGGGATGTTGTTTTCCGTTTCACAGTAGTAAATGCGACGGGGCCTGGACTTGCCTCCGTACAAAATAGTGTTAACTCTGCTGCCACAAATGTAGCAAGCACTGTTGGATCACGATTTAATACGATTAACGATTCTGTAAAAGGGGTCGAAGAAAGTTTCCGTCGTCTCGGTAACACTCTCGTTGGTGCTGGTAGTGCTCTTACTGGTACATTTACTTTACCTCTTATTCTCGGACTGAAAAGCTTAACAACCGCTGGAACAGAATTTGAAACACAGCTCTATCGAGTAACATCACTTTTTGCCGACGCAGAACATCCTGTCGCTTCCTTAACGGATGAACTGAAAGAATTTTCACAAGCACTGGCTCTGAAGAGTCAGTTCTCGGGTGAAGAAGTTCTTGAAACCATGTATATTATGGGACAGGCAGGTTATACACTTGCCGACGTGTATGCTACTACACAGCCAATTCTTGAACTTGCCACGGCGCAGCAATATGATCTTGCCCAGACATTCGGGATTGTAAACTCCGTGCTCAAGTCATATAATCTCAAAGCCGAGGATTCTGGTAAAGTCACGAATATGCTTGCTGCAGCGGCCACCCAGTTCAACTTGTCGATGGATGATTTAAAGAATGGCCTGAAATACGTTCTGCCGACAGCACATTCACTTGATATGGAACTTTCCGAGATGCTTGTATTACTTGGTGTTCTTACTGACCGTGGTTTCAAGGGGCAACAGGCTGGCCGTATTATCCGTGATACTTTTGCAGATATTATTGCTCCGACGGATAGCAGCAGGGCTGTGCTTGAAAAATATAATTTGGAACTTTATACCAATCAGGAGCAGATAAATGGAGTAGCCAAGGCATATAACGATGCACGAAAAGCACTCGATTACATGGAACGTGGTACTCTAGGTAACAAAACAGAACTTGCTGGGCTTTCTGCAGAAATTCAAACGAACAATGCTCTTATCTCGCAGGCACGGCTGGCAGGCAATGTTACCGACGCCGAGGCTTTGGATGTTGCAAATGCCAAGTTAAAAACGACGTATGCCATTCTGAATGGTGATCAGAAAGTAAGTTCGGCATTAATAGCAGAACAGAGACAATTAGTTGAAGATCTCGGAACCCAGCTTGACAATACAACCGCCACTGGCCTTTTACCATTTAGCAAAATCATTGCAGAGATTGCAGATAGTGGCATGACTGCTGCCGAGATGTACGAGGTATTTGGAAAACAGTCTGCGG